ATAGTATATGACTTTCTAATTGTGATCTGAGCATTATCTAGAATTACCGACTCAATATTTCTCTTTGGTAGTGGAGTATAAAGAGAATTATCGTAGTTATTACCTAAATTGGTAGTTTGTACTGAGAAATTAGATACTGAGATTGCTTGAGTAGGTAATGATCCATCACATACTCCAGGAACAGTAGTAACACCAGCAAGAGTAAGTGAAGAAGATCCTACACTAACAACTGATGCAAATGCCTGATCGGAAGAAGATGAAGTGCTATTTGTGTATCTTACAATATCTCCTTCTTTTGCAGCACCTGGGAATACTGGATTAATAGAAAATGCAGTACTAACTCCGCCACTTTCCGCAGTGATGGTTGTGACTCCAATGTTTACACCGACACTTTGAATAACATCTGCAGTGAATGTATTGCCAGATCCAACAACTCCAAAGACAGATTTGACATCAGAAACACTATGCTCTGTAAGTGCTACAGAAACTCTGTTATTTGATTTTCCATTAATAATAAATGATTCATTGATTACAAATTCGCCAGAAGTCTGGTAAACTGTTACTGTTTTTCCTACAGAAACTGGATCCTTAAGGAAAGCAGTTGCTCCACTTTTTTTCCCTTCAATGTAAGTTGGGACTGAAAGAGAAATATCTTCGTTTAATACAATATCAGTAGAAGTCTGAATATCAAAAAGAGAAATTGCCCACTCGTTTCTATTTGCGTTTGTAGAATCATACGATCCAGAGTCTAACTTAAAGTCATAAACCCTAGCATAACCAATAGTAGTTCCATATCCAGTAGATTGGTCACTTCCAACTCTTTCATCCATCAAACTTACATAGTAAGTATTGCCAAATCCAACCTGAGGTGCTCCATAAACTCTATTGAGATATAATCCAGAACCAGTATTAAACTGTATAGATTGATTCTCTACAGTTTCAAAAGTTCTTGGTTTAGGGGCATCTAGATATGTAGTTCCTAAAGTTTCAACATCATATCCCTTAATAAATGCTCTTCCTGGAGAAATTCTATATACTGCTAGACTTTCGCTTGGAGTAGATCCCCCATAAGTTAATTGATCAAGATTGAATATTCCTTTATTGTTTTCGTAATTGTTTAAAGATTCTTTGAGTGCAGTATCAAATGCCTTAGCATAATAATCTCCAGATTCTGCATATGTTCTCTTAGCAAGAAGAGTTTGGAATTCTGTATCTGATACATCTGCCTTCAGAGATCTTAGAACACCATCTACTATAGTTCCTAACTCAATAAAATCATTATCATTAAAATCATCTACATCTTTCTTATGAAGAGCACATGACATTTTCAGTCTATCTGCACCAGGTGCAGAATAATTACTATAACCCCTTGAATTATCGTTTAAAGTTGGATCATCATCGGAATTGATAAACTGTTCTGTAATAAGGAGACCAATTCTATAACTTGGAGTGTTGCTAAACTGATCAAGAATAATTGTCTCATCATTTACGATAAGAAAAGTTCCTTTTGCAAAATAAATTCCGTTAGAAATTGAGAATGCAGATCCATTTGTTGTTGCATTAGTTGCAACTGTAGATGCAAATGGTTCTCCATTACTAATAATACTATTGTTTGAAGATAAGACTTCATTAGAAGTTAGAAGTTCTCCGTCAAAAAATGCCTCTGCAGTATTGTCATTTCCTGAAGCAAGATAACTAACATATAAAATTGTTGTTCCTCTATCAGAGAGATTTGAAGGGATAACTTGTCTTATGACAGCAGTAACACCAGAATCTCTTCCAGCAATTGTTGATCCAACAAGTTGATCAACATATTGGTTGACAGGAACCCCTAGATATAGGTTCTCAATTTCTACAGCAGGATAATTCCTGGAATATGTGGTATTTCCAGGAATAACCTTGGCACCATCTTTAAAAAAGTACTCACCAAAAGTTTCAATCTGATTCTGAAGAATAGACTGAAGATTGTTTAACTCTCTTGCCTGGACAGGATATCCAGGTTTAAATAGCACCTTATAATACTCTTTAGATGCCTGAAAGTCATCAAAGTAAGGAGAGGCATTGAGATTGGTTTCCTGTGGCATGATTTCTTAGAACTGCAGAATGACTTTTATATCTTCTTTTTGACTTGGAGACCTAGTAACAGATGGTCTATTGTCAACATAAATGATGTTTCCAGAATATTTTTTAACCTCTGGTTGAGACACACCTTGATCAAATTCTTGTCCCAAGTTATATGTTTTACTATTTATTACAACTGAACGGCCGTCAAATGTGTTATCAATAGATAACGTAATTGTACTATTGATGATAGTTAAATTGCCTCCAGGTTCTGGAGATCCAGTAAAGTCCTGTAGTTCATATCCATAAGTTGGTGTTGGACCTCTACTTCCGTTAGTATTAAATCCTGCAAGGGTTCTATCCTGCCAATACTTTAAGACACCTGTCTGGGAATCATATGCAACTACACGACCAACAGCAGTCTTACCAGTACCGACAGTCTGGGTGACATAACTATCAGGTGTGATCGTTGCACTACTATATCCTGCACCAACTAATTTAAGAGCATAAAGAGCACTTGCTTTATCAGTAACAAGCAAATCTGTAGATCCTTGTGCCTCAGGATTCTCGACAATACCGATTCTTGCAAACTGATTTCCAGTTACAAAATCTGGATTATCAGTGTCGTTTTCAATTCTTGAATAAACAAGAACAGTTTTTGCACCAAGTTCTCTGTAGATATCATGACCATGATTACCTTGTGGCGGAATAATAACATCAAAAGATGCAGATACTGCGGCATCAGGAACTCCTCCTTTTTCTAGATCTAGAGTTCCAAAGGTGTATCCATCTCCACCCCTAGAGATTGTTACAGACTCAATTCTAGAGTTATTATTAACCGTTACTGTTGCTTCTGCTCCAGTTCCATCACCATTGATAGGAACTCTGGTATATACTTTATTTGCTGCACCAACACCAGAACCTCTATTTGTAATAACAACAGACTTTAACTGTGAATTTGGTTCATTTGAGTGATTATATATATCAGCAGTATCAATATTCGTTGACCAGTTTGCTGGAACTGGCATATAGAATGTAGATTCAAACTTAATAATATCTGATGGTTTAATGGTATAAAGATACTTCCAAACATAACCATCTCCACTAGTTCCTGCTTCTCTTGGTTCTAGATCAACAAATCTAGGTTCGTCAAGAGATGCTCTTCCAGATGGGTTTTCTGGGTTTGTTCCATTCTGTAGGCAGATATAAACTCTATAATCAGAAGTCAGAACAAAATAGTTTGCATCATATAAATTAATAGCACCAGATGGTCTTGAAGGTTTTTCTGCCTTCACATCATGGCGATACATGTCATAAGTGACACCAGATTTCCACTCAACTTTTCTAATAACCTGTTTAATATCACCTTCATTAATCTTTTTGAGTGCAATCATTGTGTCCCAATAATTGTTCTCCTCATCAAAACAGTCTCTAGGATCCGGTGGCGTTGTATCCCAATCAGGATCAACTTCACTGGCATTAGGTAGTCCAATCCAGGTATAATAAGAATTCTCGCTGGCAGCAACGCCAGCACGAAAATTCTTTGTATTTAAAATACGAAACTGGTCAGTAATTATTGCTGCCATTTTATGATAGTCTTTTTACTTATTTATTAAGGTTATCTAAGAGTAGGATAGATAAAAATAGTTCCTCCCATTCCAGTATGTGCTGTACACTGATAATAAAGAGTGTCAGGGGCGTTAAATGGAACTTCAAACCTGACTGTTCCATTTGATGCTCCATTGTTGGTTACGCCATTGTTATATGGAGTACCAACCGTTCCATTCTGAGTGTCTTGAATTTGGAATGGATGTGCTCCCATTTCATTGGAGAAATTATAAACCTGACCTCTTGCTAGATAAAGATCGGGATCATTTGTAGTTTGAGTGAAACCAATACCAGTAAATGTATAATCGCTAATACCATTTGCACCTAGTGTCCAAGTTGTAGTAGAAGCATTATCAACATATTCGGTGGATGCCAATCCAGCAGTTGCAATACCAATATTAGTATCAACTTGTGTCTTGGTATAATATGATAGATTTAATAGACTACCAACCTGATTTATGATGTCCTGTTCTACAGTATCAACATAAGCAATAGATGCTAGACCTTCTGTAGAGATACCAGAAACTGCATTATCAACATATTGTTCTGTTGCGTAATCAAAGAGTGCGGTAGAAACAATACCAATTACAGAACTCTCATTCAATAGTCCAATAGTTGCCAATCCAACAGTAGTATCTACATATTCAGTAGATGCTAGTCCAGCAACTGAGTTGGCAACTTGTTGATTAACGTATGTTATTGATGCCAATCCAGCAGTTGCCAATCCAACATATGCAATGGTTGCAAAACCTGCTGTCGTAATACCAGCAGTTGCTAGACCAACTATATTATCAACCTGACCAGCAGTGTAATAGTTTGTGTTTAAATTATTTTGAACATCATTTAATACTTCATTATCTCTCAAATCAACATATGCGACAGTTGCAAATCCAATAATCGCATCATCAACATACTCAATAGATGCTAGTCCAACAGTTGATGCAGTTCCGATAGCAGAAATAGCACTATTAACATAAACAATAGATGCTAATCCAGCAGTTGCTAGTCCAACTTGATATGTGTTGGTGTCTACATAGATGCCAAAGTTAAGCGTTATACCATCATTGAAGACAGTACCAGTAGTTGAAACATCAATTACAGAATATTCAAACACCTGGTTTGTACCAGTACCAGTTACAATA